GGCATCTAGCATCCCGAAGGCCTTGCCATAGCCTCCATGTGCTGCCGCCATGTTCTTGCATTTCGGGTTTGGCTCGCTGTCGATAATTTCCTTCACCGCCAGCTTTTCGAATTGCGTGATGCTGTCAAGAACAACAGTCTTGCGGTCGTGACCGCCGCCAGCCAATGCCTCAATTGCCTCAAAGACATCAGCCGTGGATTTTGCCACTGGAAACAGCATAACGTCAGGATGACCGTCAAGGCTTGCTGTTCCGTCTTCTGCGCGGATGAAAACAGGCTTCGGAAACATTGCCGCCAATGTCGTCTTGCCCATGCCGCCCTCGCTAAACAGCGTGGCAATCAACGGACGCCCCGCCGTTGGTCGGCTTAGTTGTGAAAGATCAATGGCCATTAAAGTTTCTCCACTTTGACGCCGATTTTCCCCGGCTTTGTTGTAAATGCATCGGCAATGACTGCCCAGATTGTTGGCTCGTTGTCTGCAAGATATTTCATCCCCGCCGCGTCAGCCTTTGGCACCATCGTTACAGGGTGCAAGTTTTCAGATATGCGGACCTTAACCTCGTCCCATTTTGCAGCGTCCAAGGACCGCGCAACAGGTTGGTTCAATGTAACCTTGTAGTTTTCTGTTTTGTGGGTAATGGCCCCTTCGGTCTTGGCTTCAAACGCCGCGACAATCTGGGCCTCGATCTTGATCCGGCTATGGTTTGCCGCCGTTTCAATCTTTTTTTGCTCAAGCCAATCGGCTAAAAGCTGCTCTGCGTTGCTGTTCATTTTGTTCCTCTCTTTCCTAACAGTTTGACCCTATAGATGTGTTGCAACACTGGCAAGGCCTAATCAACCGCCCATGTGTGAATAATTGAAGGCCGACCGCCGCCAATGGGTTTTGATACTGCACGTTCAATCGGGAAATCCTCGCAAACCATAGCCAAAAGGCCATCACGTTGCGGCTTGCCAAGGTTTCCAAGGCCGGGCACGGCCTTGATCAATTCCGACATCTTCATCCCGTTTAACCCAGATGCCTTGATCGCAGCCGCAACCTTCTTGCGCAATGCGTCTGTTTCACCTTCGGCCATATTGTCGGCCATCGACTGAACAGCACGCTGGGCATAGAAGTCCACATAATCAATCGCCCATCGCATCGCTACTTCGTCAACGTCATCAAGGCACATGCTGACAGCAACAATCAAAGACACACGCATCGCCATTTCGCGGGATCGGTTAAACATTGACGCTGCCGCTTCAAAACGCGCCCCGTTCTGGCGTTCAATCAAGATCGTTTCATATTCATCCAGCAACCGATATGCGCCTGACGTAAACTCCAATTCAACCGGCACCGGCGGAAACTCTGAACCCTGATCCGTTAGATTGCCCCCCGCGTTTGCCGCGGCGCACCGCTTGGCCCATGCAATAACATTGTCAGGCGGATCAATACGGCTTGTCCGCCGTGACTTGCTGCGCGGCAGTCGGCTCTCAACAATCAAAAATCGGTTAAGCAAACCGCTGGCCACGTCCTTGCCGCTGACCGCATCGTAAAATGTTTCTGGCGTGGTCATCGCCATGACTGTTAAACTTGGGTTCTTGATCCTGACTTCCGTTGCCTTCTTTTGCGCATCCGTCAGCGATACGGTGGAGTACCCCCTGTTTTGAATGATATCAGTCTGCCGCCCGAAACATTCCATCATCATCGAAAGCGCCTGCTGCTGATTAACGCTTGCCCGATTGCCTGCCGCTGATAGGTAATTGCCGAACTCATCAATGATTGCGATATGTGCGGGGCGTGCCTTCAATGCAGACAGCACGCCGCCTTCGCTGGTGTATCCGGCGGGGCCTAGAAGATCATCAAGATCAGCGGCCCGAAGCGTTTTGCTGATCACGCTTCCCGCGTGTTCTTTGCCTGTACCTGTCTTTCCGACATTCATAAAAAACAGGCTGGGCATATTGTTGCCGCTGGTGATGTATCGTTGCCCCATGACAACTGCGCCAAACGCGAGCGCTGCTTGAACATCAAATTGAGGCTGCGGCTTAATGCACGACTGCGCGGCGTACTTTACAAAATCAGTCAGCACCCCCGGCACCGTCAAAAGGTGAACCGGCACATCATCAGTTTCAACTGCATCCCGCTTTGGCGCAACAGATTGCTTCATGATTTGCGCGGCGACGTTTGCCCCATGCCGCGACATCTCGCGGTCCAATTCGCTGGGGCCGACCGGCAAGCTATGAACATCCAGCAACTCTGCTGCTGCCTTTACTGCTGCTGCCATGTTTCCCAGATGTTCATATGTGCAAAATATCTCGAAAGCGTCAAACGTATGTGACGGGTCAAACGGATCACTGGCGTGGTGGCTGTAAGCGCGACCATCATCAAACACAATTACGCCCGGAATTTTGCTCGTGCTGTTGGGTGACAGCCATCTCGCGCCGAACTGACTGTATCCTGCCCGTGTAAGGGCCTCACCAATGGGTGTGGCGGCATTGTAAGCAGCAATGACAGATTGCCCCTGCCCGCCCTCCCTGCGGGGCTTGGGGGGCGGCATAAATTCTGCCTTCCGCTTCCAAGGGCAGACATCAGCCATCTGCGGCCTGAACCTGTCCCACTCATCCCATATCGTCAAAAGCTGGTCAGGGATATTTGGAAGGCCATCAGATAGCGGAGTGCCCGCCCATGTGTAAGGCAATCCAGTGTCTGGGTGGATAGAAGGCGGCAACACGTCCTGCACGGAACCGGCCCGCAACTCAAAAACCACTTCCGTCTTGCGCGGGTCACCGTCGACAGGCCAACTGATTTTTCGCGTCGTTAGCGTCATGTCATCAGGGGCGCGAAACAGCACCTTACCTCGATCAGGTCTGCCCACAATACGGGGCGCACCCGACATCATCGCGTCAAGATCAATGTTCAAGGCCTCAAAAATCATTCGTGTGTTTTCAAGGTGGTCAATGTCCAGCGCAACAGTGCCAGACAGGCTGTGCAAAAGCCCGACATTGTGCGACGGGTTCTTTTCCCAATAATCAACCGGCGTTGCACGCTGTTGCCATCCAAATGTCGACGGGGCTTTTGACCCGGCAGGGATGCCTACAAGCGCCCAGCCCATGTTGGTGTAGGTAGAGATGTGGTCAGTCAAGTTCTTCATGCGGTTTCCATTTTAAAGTTCAAAGCGGCCAGGTCACCCCAATACTGCATCGCAGCCGCATCATAGGACATTGCAGCGTCTTGGGGGTCGGCAAAATAACCAAGGTACTTTGCCCCTTCACCGTTGGGCTTCTGTACAATGGCTTCCCATTTTTGGAAATATAAATTCCAGACAACCCCAATGAAGCCCGTTTCATGGCAGGTAATTTGAGGCTTCACAACCATCATGTTGGATCGCCGGTTGTCTGACATATCGCCATTGCGATGATAGATATCCCCATGAGGCCAAGACCCATGTTCAAACAGCCAAACAACATCGCATGTGTAAAGCCGCTTTCCAAAAAACATCCCGCCAACCCTTCCATTGGTGTATGTCACATCTAGTGCTGGCTGGTTTTCATTTTTTGAGTTCCAAGCCCTAGCCTTGACCTTGCTGTCAAAAAGTTCTTGCCCACGATGCCGCCAAAAAAGCGCAACCTTGGTTTGATCGTACCTGATATGTTGACGAACCTTGCGGGAATGATCTTCGGGTGATACATCTTTTCTCATTGGCGCATTCCTTCAAAGTTGGCGCTGATATGGGCGGGTTGAGGTGTGATGACCTCCCCGCCAAACACCTAAACCACATCACATCATACGGCAAGCGAATTAACCCATCGTCGTGTGATCAAAATTTCAGGTTTTCCCTAAGTCTAAGAATTTACTCCACCGCAAACAAACAAACCACAACACGAAACCCCTTGTAACACTAGTATATATATAAAGATATTATTTTTTTAGTATATTATAGAGATAGTGAAGGGGGGTGTCCTATAGGGGTGTATAGTCGGGTAGGAGATAGGGGAGAAAAATAACTATTTACTAAATAACCCCTTGCCACCCCGATCAGCTTTGTGTATCAAGGGGGCAGGAACACAGAAAAGGAAACCACGACGTGACACAGAAACCAGACGGCGGGCGCATCCGCAACGTAATATCCGACATCATCGCAGTCATCGCGCTGTTTGTTATCGCAGTGGGGGTGCTGGCATGGTGAACAACACAGACGGCAACACATACGCAATCAACCGCCACCTTGAAGAACGGGAGCAACACGACATGGACCAAGGCATGCAGGACGAGATCGACACGCTACACGATGAGGTTGATCGGCTTGGGGATCGCATCACAAAAATCGAATCTCAGCGCGACAAGCTGATCTCTGCGCTGCGTCATGACATCGTGACAATGGAGACATCCGCCATCGCCATCCGCAAGCCGCACCTTATTCGCCGGGCCGCATTGTCCCGCGCCGTCATCGCAGAATGTGAGGCAGACACATGAACAACCGCGATGCATGGCGACTACGCTCACAACGCCGCCGGGTAGCCCATGAACTGGGGTTGGTGCCAGTGCGGTTGTGGGTCACGCAAGATCAAATGACGACGATTGAAATTATCGCAGAGGAAACCGAATCAATGATTGACGAAGCCGTTGCCATGCGCTATCCAGAAAAAAGCCCCGAGGAGTAAAAACTCAACCCGGGGCTTTCCAGTCGCAAGTAGGAAACCACGCCATCTCGCGACATCACAAACATAACAGCGCACATAGACGGGCGCAAGAGGGAACACATGAAACTATATTTCGCAATCGACCGCAGCCTGGACACAGTAAACGGACAGGGACATCCGCGCATCATCATGTGGTTTGACCGTGACGCTCGCAACGGCTTTGTTGACGACAGTGA